TTGCTTTAGAATTAGCAAAGTTACTAAACGCTGTACATTTTAACGCTGATGAAATACGTAAAGAAATTAATAAGGATCTTAAGTTTTCCGTGGAGGATCGATTGGAGCAAGCCCGAAGAATGGGATTGCTTTGTGATATCGTTACTCGTTCTGGGCAATTTGCTGTGGCTGATTTTATTTGTCCTATTCCTGAAACGAGAACTGCTTTTGGGGATGCATTTATAATTTGGGTAAACAGAACCCCTGTTAGAGAGTTTGCTGATACAACTAAACTATTCGTACCACCAGATGATCCAGATGTAGTAGTTACCGATGAAGGTTCAGCTTTATATTGGGCAACTAAAATTAAAAAACAGCTTGTTCCTACTTTTAACTCAAAAGCACCTACAGCATTTATGTTAGGTCGTTATCAGCCTTTCCATGATGGGCATAAAGCATTAATCGTAGAGGGTATTAACCGCGTCGGTCAAGTTTGTATTGCTATTAGAGATACACAAGGCACCGATGAAAAGAATCCTTTCTCATTTGAAGAAGTAGAAGCTAATATTCGTAAAGGTATGCTTGATTATGAAGGTAAATACACTATAATACGTGTCCCTAATATCACTAACATATTTTATGGTAGAGATGTAGGGTATAAGATTGAGCAGATTGATCTTGATAAGAAACTACAAGAAATATCAGCAACTAAAATACGTAACGAAATTCTTAAGTGAGTAGAGTAGCTATAGTAATGCCATATTATAACGAGAAAGACCTTCTCGTTAAATCTGTACAAGCTGTGTTTGCACAGACGTATAAAGACTGGACATTATTCATAGTTGATGATGGTTCTAAGCCTGAAAATAATTTAGTACGTTCTTTAAGCGGTTTTGGTTTCGATCAAATGAAGATGTGTACTATAGTTAAAGAAAACGGCGGGGTTAGTACAGCACGTAACCAAGCACTTAATCTTATCAGTCACTCTTTAGATTACGAATACGTAGCGTATTGTGATAGTGATGATATATGGGATTCAGATTATCTTGAGAAGCAAATAGCAACGTTAGATAGAGAGAAGCCAGATATGATTTACTCTGCTGTACGTCACCGCTTTTTAGATGGTACTATAGCTGTACCTTTCGGTATATCAAACCCAGAAACGTTTCCGGGTACAGAAGAATTAATTAGAGGCAATTTTATCTTTGTGTCTGGTGTAATACATAAAAAAGAATGTATAAAAGAAGTAGGTTATTTTGATCCTACGCTTAATAGTATAGAAGACTGGGATTACTGGGTACGTATTTCTAAAGCAGGTTACCGTATAGTTAAAAACCCAGACGCTTGTTTCACATATACAGTTAAAGGGGCAGGTAATGGTGGAAGACGTACAGAAGAGATATTTGAACGATTTAAAAAGAAACATGCTATCGATAATAACACCAACTCATAAACCTGATCATTTAATGAGACTTTATGAGTCTCTTAAAGCGCAAACATGCAAAGATTTTGAATGGGTAGTTGTACCCAATAATAGTGCTAATGTTTCTTTTCTACCTAAAGAAGACTGGATACGTATTGTACCTTATACAGAAGAAAGTAAATTAATTGGTGCTATAAAGAACTTTGCGTTTTATCAAGGTAATGGAGAGTGGTTAGCAGAAGTGGACCATGATGATGAAGTGACGCCAGATTGTGTAGAAGAAGTATTAAAAGCTGCAAAAGAAAACAACTGCGACTTTATCTATTCAGATGCTGTAGATTACATGCCGGGTGGTAAGTCAAATGTGTTTAATTCAGATCAAGGCTGGAAAAACTACACATTTAATTTTAAAGGTACAGAGTTTATAATTAATAATACCTTTTTACCTACTCCGCAATCTGTATCTCGTATTTGGTTTGCACCTAACCATATCAGAGTGTGGAAAGCCAGCCTATACAGAAAACTAGGCGGTCATGAAAAAACTCTAAAAGCATTAGATGATCAAGATTTAATGTGCAGGACTTATATTGAGGGTACCATGTATAAAATACAAAAAGTATTGTACGTGTATTACTATCATGAAAACAACTCTTTCGCTTCACAAGAATTAAATACATGGATACAATCTTACACAATGGTGCTGTATGAGAAGTACATTGAACAATTAATGCGTAAGTGGTGCAAAGATAATAACTTGTTTGTGGTTGATATTAATAAAAGATCACCAAGAAATGATAGTATAAGGTTGGACTTAGATTCAGTTGTAACCAATATACAATCGAATAAAGTAGGATTAATTATAGCTGATGATGCATTACAGTTATATAAAGATCCTATTAAAACCATGGAAAAAATGTGGGATATACTAGCACATGGTGGCATGGTAATATCAAACACTCCTTCTACTGATGGTAGAGGAGCATTCCAAGACCCACGTCATGTATCTTATTGGAATTCAAATTCTTTCTGGTATTATACTAAAAAGGTATTTGCTAATTTTATTAACACACGCGCTAAATTTCAGCTTACGTTTAGTAAAGATTACTTTCCTTCGGAAGTACATAAACAACATAAAATAGAATACACAACAGCACATCTTACAGCACTTAAAAAAGAAGATAGCGGATTTCCTGGAGTAACCGAGATTTAAAATTAAATAATAATATGCACGAAACACTAAACAAATACTTTATAGGTTATATTGATACAAATGAGGATGTACTTGTAGAAAGTTCTGATCTAGCTAACTCTGAAGGCAAAGCTAGACGTTTAAGCGGGTGGGTAGTTGATCTAGGTACTAAAGACTTTATATCTGCTCAAGATATTAAAGTTGTTGATTTAGCCTCTAACGGTAACATGTTCTACGGGTTAAACTTAATTGAAAGACCAGACGTATATCAATACTACGCAACTAAGATTAAGCCTGAAGAGTATATAAAATACCAAAAAAGCGGTTTCGAAATAGCGTTTAAAAGTATACCTGGTACATATGCAGTCGTTATTAGAGGAGTGCCTGTGTTTAACGTAACAATTGCAAAACAAAAAACGTTTAGCGTTCGAGCAGATGAACCATTAGATAGTGTAATTAAACCAAACGGTACACGTACACCAGATCTCATTGTTGTAGATAACTTCTATGAAGATCCAGATAAGGTAAGAGATTACGCTCTACAACAAGAGTTTAAACACAATGAAAAGTACCATAAAGGTGCACGTACAGAAAGACGCTATATTCCAAGCTGGGTACAAGCAGAGTTTAGTAGATTGTTAAATAGAGAGGTTACTGAGTTTGTCGGTGCTACAGGTGTATTTCAATATTGTGTAGCTAAAGATAATGTTGTTTATCATTATGATACCCAGCAATATGCTGCTATGGTTTATCTTTCACCTGATGCACCTTTACAAACAGGTACTCGTACACTTAAAAGTAAAATAACTGGTTTAATATCTGCTGCAACAGATGAAGACGCTAAACGTTTAGGTAAAACAAAGGAAGAGCTAGACTTTTTAAGTTTTAACGGTAATAATTTCTATGACGTTAATAACTTTGAATTTGTAGATACTGTAGCTAACGTTTATAACCGTTTAGTTATTTTTAATGCACAAGCATTACATGCCGCTACCGGGTATTACGGAGATACAAAAGAAAACGGTAGATTGTTTCACTTATACTTCTTTAACGTAAAATAATGATTAAAACAAAGCCCACTATAGTTTTTGCAACAATGTGCAAAAACGAGCAGCACTGTATTCAAAAGACACTCGAGTCAGTATATAAATCTATTGATTACTGGGTAGTTTGTGATACAGGGTCTACAGATAATACTTGTCAAATAATAAAAGACTTTTTTAAAGAAAAAGGCATACCAGGAGAATTATTTGTAGATGAATGGCAGGGCTTTGATAAAAATAAATGCCTCATGATGGCACGGGCTAAAGATAAAGCCGATTATATATTACACATCGATGCAGATGACTTATTGTTTGGAGATATTGTACTACCTGATGATAATAAAGACGCTTACTATCTTTTAAATAGACGTGGTAGTTCTGCATTTAAGACTACTATTTTGTACAGTGGTAAATATACTTGGAGGTTTTGTGGAGTTGCACACACAATTATTAAATGCGTAGAAAAACCGCAATTTAATGTTGGTGACTTAAGTGAAGAAAGCTTTTACATTAGATGTGACCCGGTAGGCTCTAGAGCTTTTGATCCTAAAAAATATTTTTACGATGCTGAACGTCTAACTAAACAATTCTTTGAAACTTTAATTGATGACCCTGACGGACTCAATAATAGGTCTGTATTCTATACAGCTCAGAGTTATTTTGATAGTAGTATGTGGAAAGAATCAATGCAATGGTACAGACTCTATCTAAAATTAAAAGATACTTGGGTAGAAGAGTGCTTTGAATCTCAGATGAGAATATCTTTATGTATGATGCAGTTAAAATACAGCAAAGAAGCGGTACATAGTGCTATGTATAAAGCGAGTGAGATGTTTCCTGATAGAGCTGAACCATTATTTTTGCTAGGTAGACATTACATATATGAACTAAAAGACTATGAAACTGGTTACAGTCTATTAAAAAATGCAAAAACAAAGTCATTAGAACAAGTTAAACAAAAGTACGTTTTATTTATTAATGAAAAAGCTTACGGTAAATACATAAATGACGATCTATCGGTAGCTTGTTATTGGACTGGTAGGTATCAAGAAGGTTTAAATTTAGTTAACGAAATCGTAAATGATTTAGATTTTATAACTCAAAAAGAGCGTCTTACTGCAAATATAGGCTTTTTTAGCGATAAGTTAAAATAATGAGAATTTGTATTTGTATATCTACTGTAAAAGGTTATTCCCCTAAAACAGTACCGACGTTATACACCTCTTTATTACGAAGCGGTATAGAGCCTGCTGACATATTAGTTGTAGAAGGTGGACACAAACATAAAAAACTGTTACCATGGCAGCCTGGACATAGCTTAGGTATAGAAACTAATCATAATTCGTTTGATTTGACTGCTTTAATAGAAATAGCTGAAAATTATATAGAGAGTGATGCTTGGTTTTTAATGCACGATACTTGTAGAGTGGGACCAGATTTTAAAAAACTGTTATACAGTAAAGATCTTACCAAAGATAAAATAGCTTTAACAAAGTACCCGTCAATGAATATGGGACTGTACAAGTATTCGTATCTTATTAAACATAGAGATAAATTACTTAATAGCAAATTTATGGGTGTTGGACCTGGCAACATAAAACTATTTAAACAAAGAGCTTGTGATGAAGAAGATTTAATTTTATGGAAAGAGAATGATACCGAGTGTGATGTATACAGCCCAGAAAGAGTACAGCAACTACTAGATGATAAATGGTATCCAACAGCTGCTGGACGTATTCAAGAATACTTTCCAGGACTAGATTTATACAAATTAAAAGCAAATTGGGGTCAAGCACCGAAATTTCAACCAGTAACAACTCTATGAAAACAGCTAAAATAATAGGTTGCGGTCTATCTGGTGTAACTGCTGCTATCTTATTAAAAGAAGCTGGTTATAAGGTAGATATATATGAAACTCGTAATCATATTGGTGGTAACTGCTATGATTCTAATGTAGCTGGTGCTTTAGTGCATAGCTACGGACCTCATTTCTTTCATACCGATGATGAAGAGGTATATTCGTTCTTAAGTAGATACACAGAATGGTTTCCATTCGATAACAAACCTAAGGGTGTAACTGAGTTAGGTACTATATCTTTACCTTATAGTAAAAAGACGGTTAAAGATGTTGGTAGAGAACTATCTCAAGAAGAAATAGTCAAATATATCTTTAAAGATTATTCTGAAAAGCAGTGGGGTGTACCGTTTGATGAGATACCAAAATCAATTACTAATAGAGTACCCAAAACTAAGGACTGTGAAGACCCTACTTGGTATGAAGGCCAAAAATACCAATGCATGCCGAAAGAAGGATATACAAAGATGTTTGAGAAAATGCTTAAAGGTATTAAAGTACATTTAGGGGTCAGCCCTTATACTTGGATGACTAAGAAAGCTGATCTTACTGTTTATACAGGTAAGATAGATGAATTTTATGATTATAAATTTGGAAGACTGCCTTACAGATCGCTAGAGTTTATACATCAGTTTACATATAAGAAGCTAGACAATTGCGTCTTTAACTTTAACACTGCGGATATTCAGTTTACTAGAATGTATGATCATAGTTACTTTACTGTTAATCATAAAGGACCTACGATTGTTACTTCCGAGCGATCCATTGAGCATAATGAAAGCAATATACCTTTCTACCCAATGCCATTTGGACCGGGTGGAGAATTGTATGCAAAGTATAAAAAGCTTGCAGATAAGGAAGATAATGTTATCTTTACCGGTAGATTAGCAACATATACATATCTTGATATGTGGATGGCAGTAAAGCAAGTAATGTTAAAAATAGAAACTTATCTTAAAAATAAAGCTTGACCTTTGAGCATAAAGTACCGATAATAGGTACTATGAAACCCATTAAACACATTCCTAACGACGAACTATATTTTAATTTACGCCAACTTAGTGAAGTAGCAAAGGTAGTTGCATACGCTAATAGCAACGAAGAAGCTGAATACTTCACTGTTAACTATTTACGACCTATACTAGAAAAAACTGAAAAGCTACTTCAAGTACAGTCGTGATGGTGGAGGTGGTAGTGTTAAAGCCCTATAGCAATATAGGGCTTTTCTATTATATATTGTTATGGAATGCCTCAACATAGCTTACGAACATCATGCTAATACCGATAAACTGGAATGGCCTAACGGTTTCTCTAAAAACATAACAGAGGAGTTTATCGATAAAAACAGTTTTGATATTGTAATGAATAATGGTGCATATTTTTCACCAAGTATGTACTATTATGGATGGTTCTTTACTAAGGCTACTCAAGATAGGAATAAAGTAAAATATAATACTAACTTTAAAGAAGAGAAATACATATTTCCTATACACACTAATTATTTGTTATGGGTAGAAATGCGTAAAAAGCCGTTATACATACCTACTCAAATTGTAGATGATATAAAAAACAAGAAAGCTAAAATAGCTTTATTGGTCACAGAAGCAGATCTAGTGCAACAGGATAAAGTAGAAGGAATAAAGAAAACTGT